CAAGAGAACTCTTCTGAAGAAGACTCGATGTTCACCGTTTGATAAGCTTAGGGGTCAGCTTAGGTTGGCCCCTTATTTTAACTGAAGGAAACTGAAATGAACACTGAACAACAGACAGAGAAGTACACTATGACCTACGAAGGTCCAAGTGGTGTCTGCGTAACACGAGAGTTCAACGCTGATGATCTGCATGAGGTAGCCTACCATACACTGAAGTTCATCCGAGGTTCAGGCTTTGACTATGTGGATATGCTTGAGCTTAGTACACCAGAGGGTGACATCTATCGTGCGGAGACTATGTAACCTTGAATGTTCTAGTAGATGCAGACATCATTGCCTACCGTGCAGCATACTCAGCAAGAGATGAACCTGAGAAGAAAGCAAGGCAGAAGGTAGATGAAATATGCAACGACATTATGTGCGAGTGTCACTTCCCAAGTAAGTACACACTAGGGGAGGACACTTGGTTTTACTTGACTGGGAGTAACAACTTCCGTTTTGACATAGCAACTATCAAGCCATACAAAGGGAAGAGAGGAGAGAAACCTGAACACCTAGCAGCTACCCGACAGCAACTACAAACACAGTGGATGGCTGAAGTAGTAGAAGGTCAGGAAGCAGATGATGCTATTGGGATTAAGGCTACTGAGTTGAATGGAGATTGCACTATCGTCTCTATCGACAAAGACTTGCTTATGATCCCAGCTACGCATTATAACTTCGTTAAACAAGAGTGGACAGAGGTTGACCAAGAGCAAGGTGATTACTTCTTCTACAAGCAACTGTTGACAGGAGACCAAGTGGACAACATTCAAGGAGTACAAGGTATCGGCCCTAAGAAGGCTGAGAAAGCGTACCAAGAGTGTACTACGGTGCAGGAAATGTATGCTAAGGCACTAGAGATGTACAATGGAGATGCTGATGAGCTACTAGAGAACGCTAGGCTGCTTTGGTTGCGTCGTTATGAAGGTGAAATGTGGGAGCCTCCCAGTGAACAAACGTAAGGCAGCACAACTAAAGTATGGGGTACGCTCAGGTCTTGAGGCTGACAACTGTAAGCACCTTGAGGACAAAGGTATCCCATACGAATATGAGAAGCATAAGATCAAGTGGGAGGATCACCAGTGGCGGTCTTATACACCTGACTTTGTGCTAGAGAGTAACGGTATCATCGTAGAAACTAAAGGGCGGTTTACTCCCGCAGATAGACGAAAGCACTTGCGTATTAAGGAGCAATACCCTAAGTTGGACATTAGGTTTGTGTTTACTAATGCGAACTCTAAGATCAACAAAGGTAGTAAGACTTCCTATGCTGATTGGTGTAAGCGTCATGGGTTCCTGTATGCTAATAAGTTCATCCCTGATGAGTGGCTTAAGGAACCTGAAGTTGAGATGAGGATTGAGGAGACTAAGGATGACTAAGAAGATCGTAGACTTGCTAGAGACTAACGGTATCAACCCAGAGGACGCATTGTTCTACCTGAGTACATATCTGCAAGATCAAGAGGTAACTAAAGATGAGTAAAGATATTCTAGTATTTTCCTGCGCACACACAGACCCGTCAGTAGGCAACGAACGGTTTGACTGGCTAGGTAAGTACATTGCTGACGTTAAGCCTGACATGGTTATTGACTTGGGTGATGGTGCTGACATGGGGAGCCTCAATAGTTTTGACACTCGTTACCCACAGGCTGTAGTGATGCAGAACTATGGTGACGACATCAACCACTACAACGAGGCTCAAGATCGTCTACGGACACCATACAAGAAGCTGAAGCGTAAGAAACTCCATTGGGTAGGGTTTGAGGGGAACCATGAGAATCGGATCAAAAAGGCTATTGCGGAAAGCCCCCGAAATGAGGACAGAACGGGACAAGGCTACGGGCTATCCTTTGGGCATCTTCAAACAGACCAATGGTTCGACGACTACCACGAATACTACAATTCAGCCCCCGCAATCGCTAACTACTGTGGTGTTGACTTTGCTCATTTCTTTAGTTCTGGGAACTACGGGACAGCTACTTCTGGTATTCACCATGCTTACACCGTCATCAACAACCGTCACAACTCTTCTGTATGTGGTCATAGTCATAAACGTGATGTGTACTTTAAGGATGGTGCGAATAGTATTGGGCTGGTGGTTGGCTGCTACAAAGGACATGAGGAATCGTGGGCGGGTCAAGCGAACAACGACTGGTGGAACGGTGTAGTCTTAATGAAAGGGGTTGACAACGGTATGTTTGAGCCTATGTTTGTATCTATGGATATGCTTGAGAAGGAGTACGGGAATGACTGATAACGTAAACAGCCCTAGTCACTACAACCAAGCAGGTATCGAATGTATTGATGCTATTAAGGCTTCTCTAGGTGACGGTTATCAAGACTATTGCAAAGGTAACGTGATGAAGTACCTCTGGCGGTACAAGTACAAGAACGGCATTGAGGACTTGAAGAAGGCTCAGTGGTATCTAAACTCAATGGTGGAAAATATGGAAGAAAGTGTGGTAGAAAACAATGGTTGAAACAGTCTTTATGGCACTAGCTTTGGTGCTGCTCATCTACATTGCATACATTAGTCACAAGACGTATGTAGCTACACAGATCACACTTGTAGGTTTGGTCACACTCTTGCAGTCATTTGAGGAAGAGGAGGACGGGTTTGGCGAAGAGATCAAATTTCACTAGACGAGAAAGGGATGCCTACTTTACACCTATTAAAGCTGTAGAGCCTCTGATTGACCATCTCCCGTATGAGGGGTTTACTTATGTAGAACCTTGTGCTGGCGATGGTCGCCTCGTGAACCACATCTCATATCTAACTCAAGGTTTTGGGGTGTGCAACTCTAAGAGTGACATTGAACCACAAGCAGACGACATAGCCGAATATGATGCACTATCTTTGCTGGCTTACGGGGTAGACTTCTGTATCACTAACCCACCGTGGGACAGAAAGTTCTTGCATCCGTTCATTGAGTGGTATAGTGTTCAGATGCCTACTTGGTTATTGTTTGATGCCGATTGGATGCACACTAAGCAGTCAGCAGAGTATATGGCGTACTGCAAGAAGGTTGTATCTGTTGGTAGGGTCAAGTGGATCGAAGGCAGTAAGAGCGTGGGTAAGGATAACTGTTGTTGGTACTTGTTTGACTATAACCACACAGGGCCAACTGAATTTTATGGGAGACTGATGTGATTGAATATATGACTGACGAAGAAGCTAAACGGGCCATTGAGAAAGCTAAGGCTAACCGTTTTAATGAATACGGAAACTATGGGGAGAACAACGGACCAGTGGGTGAAACTAAACAAGCAGACTACGCAGAGTTCGTAGAGTCCATGATTATAACTCATGGTCAGGACCGTCTGGCTGAGAACACTCTAGGTCTCGTAGGTGAGGCTGGTGAGGTAGCTGAGAAGGTTAAGAAATACTTCCGAGACACTAAGCTAGATGAAGCGGCTATCCAGAAGGAACTAGGGGATGTTATCTTCTACTGGTATGCTATGCACGGTGCCTTGGGGTTGGACCCAGAGGAGACTATCAAAATGAATATGGAGAAACTGTCCTCTCGTAAGGAACGTGGGGTTATTCGTGGGTCCGGAGATAATCGGTAATGACTTGGTTCTGGCGGTATATGAACTACTTGGCTACTTGGCGGGAACACCGTAAGGCTATCAAACAACTGAACCAACTGTCAGACCGTGAGTTGAATGACTTGGGTATCAGTCGTGCTGACATTGATCGTCTTGTGTGGCTAGAGGTGGATAAGCAACAGAGGGGTGCATCAGATTGACACCGGAAGAAGAAACCTGCAAGTGCTACGGATGCACTACCATGCGTAAGAAATGTGTACACAACGAGGATAAAACTATGAGGGGTCGCGGTAGTGATTAAGTATCCGTATTCACACGCTGTAGTAGCTATCCTAGTGTCCTTAGTTACCCTGTCGCCAACAGCAGGGGTTGCTATCTACTGGATGCGAGAGTTAAGAGACCTAGAGAAAAGCTACAACTGGAACTGGCACTTCTTTGACTGGAAGGGGTTCCTGTGGCCTACTCTAACTGTTGGACCTTTTGCTCTACTTGAGCTTTACCTTAAATATCAGCATCTACTAGGGACGATTAAATGACAAACAACGTACTACCAACTGACTACCAAACATTCATCGGGCTATCTCGTTATGCCAAGTGGCTAGAGGACGAGGGACGCCGTGAGACCTTCTCTGAGACTGTTAAACGTTATATCGACAATGTGGTTCAGGATGTTATCACAGATGATATGATGATAGCCCTTGATTGGGACACAGTGAAAGACGTAGAGCGGTCCATCCTAGACCTTGAGGTTATGCCCTCTATGCGTTCCTTGATGACAGCAGGGGCAGCAGCTAACCGTGACAACACCTGCATGTACAACTGTAGCTATCTGCCAGTAGATGACCCTAAGTCTTTCGATGAGGCTATGTTCATTCTGCTGTGCGGTACAGGCGTAGGGTTCTCAGTTGAGCGTCAGTTCATCAGTAAGTTGCCAGAGGTTCCTGACCAACTGTTCGCTAGTGACACTACAATCGTAGTCAAGGATAGTAAGGAAGGTTGGGCTAAGGCTTACCGTCAACTCTTGTCTCTCCTGTGGGCGGGTGAAGTACCCAAGTGGGACGTGTCTAAGGTTCGACCTGCTGGTGCTAAACTGAAGACTTTCGGTGGTCGTGCCTCTGGCCCTGCTCCTCTGGTTGACCTATTCCGGTTTACTATTGATAAGTTCAAGGGCGCTGCTGGTCGTAAGATGTCCTCTATTGAGTGCCATGACATTATGTGCAAGATTGGGGAGGTGGTTGTAGTTGGTGGTGTACGCCGTTCAGCTATGATTAGCCTTAGCAACCTGTCTGATGACCGTATGCGTCATGCTAAGTCTGGACAGTGGTGGGAGAACCAAGGTCAACGTGCATTGGCTAATAACTCTGTAAGCTACACAGAGAAGCCTGATATGGAGACCTTTATGCGTGAGTGGCTTGCCCTTGTAGAGAGTAAGTCTGGTGAGCGTGGTGTGTTCAACCGTCAAGCAAGTAAGAAGCAGGCAGCTAAGAACGGACGCCGTGACCCTAACTTTGAGTTTGGTACGAACCCTTGCTCAGAGATTATCTTGCGTCCGTATCAGTTCTGTAATCTGACGGAGGTGGTTGTACGAGCTACAGATACTATTGAGGACTTGGAGCGTAAGGTTCGCCTTGCAACTATCCTTGGTACTATCCAGAGTACGTACACACACTTCCCGTACCTGCGTAAGGTATGGCAACGGAACACTGAAGAAGAGCGCTTGTTGGGTGTCAGCCTGACAGGTATTATGGATAACCCGCTGATGACCTCAGCTAACAAAGGATTGGAGGAAACTCTTGAGCATCTTCGTTCTGTGGCTATCACTACTAACGCTGAGTGGGCTGATCGCCTTGGCGTTCCTGTTTCCACTGCGATCACATGCGTCAAGCCCTCTGGAACTGTTAGTCAGTTGGTTGATTCTGCTAGTGGGATTCACACTCGTCATAGCCAGTTTTATATTCGGACAGTGAGAGGCGATAACAAAGACCCTCTGACGCAGTTCATGAAGGACCAAGGTATCCCTAATGAGCCTTGCGTGATGAAGCCAGATACTACTACGGTGTTCAGCTTCCCTGTGAAGTCACCAGAAGGTGCAGTGGTTCGTGACGATGTGTCAGCTATGGAGCAACTTAAGACTTGGTTGATCTATCAGCGTCATTGGTGTGAGCATAAGCCTTCGGTCACTGTGTCTGTTAAGGATGATGAATGGATGGAAGTGGGTGCTTTTGTCTATGAACACTTTGATGAGATGTCTGGTGTGTCCTTCCTACCTTATGACGGGGGTACATACCAACAGGCACCGTATCAGGAGTGTGTAGCTACGGACTATCACATTCTTCTGGATCAGATGCCTAAGTCTATTGACTGGTCTGGTCTTTCGGAGTATGAACAAGAGGACAACACCTCTGGTATGCAAACCATGGCATGTTCCGGTGATTCTTGTGAGATTGTTGACTTGACCTGATAACAACAGGCAACCCTGTGGTATATCTATGGGGTTGCTTTCATATAGGGAGGATTATAGGTTATGCCTAGAGGTGACAACAAACTCTTACAACCCACCGAGTATGAACTAGGTCTTATGAAAGAGATTTACGCAATAGAGGGTAAAAACCTAGTGTTAAAGAAAAGTTGCCACAGGGGGGAAGTTGGGGACGTGGTAGGTTATAACACCGAAAAAGGTTATAAAAGAGTTAAACTTAACTACCGACACTTCAGGGTTCACAGGATTGTGTGGTTTTTAAGCAGGGGTGTTTGGCCTACGTTGTACATAGATCATATAGACGGAGATAAGACTAACAACGCACCTGAAAACCTTAGGGAGGTCACACCATCTGAAAACTCTAGGGGTTACAGGGAACCTATTAAAAAGTCTTCCCGCTATAGGGGTGTTCACAAGTACAAGTCTTGTTGGAAAGCGGTCATAGGCTTCGA